TCTAGCTAACAACCTAGCACTCCATCCACCAAGGTACTAACGGCTTTCACCGGTTTGCCGAGTGGTGGTATTCACCTTTGAAAGTCCTACATTTTCAGACTAACCTTGCTTCGGTGGCTATCCCAGACCCAACCCCTTTCCCGTCCTACGTTTTTCAGCAGCCTCCTCAGGGGGTTGTCCTATATATAATACATTTACTTTATTTTGTCAAGAGATTCACCGACCAACCTGGTCAATATATTTTGCCTTTGCTTCTTCCCAGGTTAGATATACGAGATCGTCATAAAATAGCGTTTCATATGATACACGATTTTTCTTGACAAGTTGCTTGATTCTGCCCTTGGCGTGCTTTGTCTTCCAGATTTCTGCAAGGGCTTCTGTAGAAGTATCAAAACTCTTGACAAGAGCAGATTCAGGAACTTCGCCGCGAAGGAACTCACAAGACTGGTCATATAGAGGAGAGAAATAGATTCCTCTTGCATGTTCTGATCTAATATATTCCTTGGGAATATTGAACTTGCCATAAGTGAAGTTCAAGGATCGATTCTTGTGGTCGCGCTTGTATGGCTGTCCGGCTGGATTGGTGGCTACATACCATTCAAAGTATTTTACTGTGTGATATTTCTTCAGCCAGTTGATAATCATCCTACGAGTTTCTAGAGAAGGCTCATACGAAACAGAACCTGATGTGAAGCCCATTGCTTTCCAGTGGTCGAGATTGTCATATTGACTTAGACCACCTGCCTTGGTTTTTCCATACAAAGATGTTGTGGTCACAGCAGCAAGAACATCACCATACTTTTCTTTCCAGTGATTCTGCACAGTGTCAGATAGACACAGAAGAGCCAGAAGCTTGCCGCCGACATAGTTGAATCCAAGCGGCTGTGTAGGTACGATGGTCGAACCGATTGCAGTATGATTGATCATACGACCTTGAGTTTTCTTCTCGCGAGACCAGCCAATAAAGTCATCCCGTGGAGTCAAATCAAGAAAGTCTGATGAGATACAAACTGTTCCTAGATATCGACCAGTTACATCATCCTTGACCATATAATAGAGATTTCGACCAATGTTTGAGTTGTTCTTCATGGTCGAAAGGAAGGTGCGGAGGGTGTTCCACTTCTCCGACTTATCGGCTGTTCTCTTGGTTTTGGATGAAACGCTCGTTCCATCAATACCTACAGTTTCCAAACTTTCTGCATCATCGGTCAACTCAAGAACAGGACGAAGTTTCAGATAATCATCAGGCTCAGATGGAAACCAGAAGTTTTCTTTGACTTCGCTAATATATTGCGCCTGCATTGGATCCTTGAGAACAACCTCTTCACCAAAGATTGTGTTGACCTTTTCTGTCGGATACTTGGTGTGAATCTCACACCACTTCTGATATAGAGTATATTCCTTGACATCCATCTGAGAGACATAGGCAAGGTCGTTCATGATAGCCTCTCGCAAGGCAGTTTCATCAACTGCTTCCATCTTTTCCGGATCGTTTTCAGAAGACCATGACTCCCACTGTTTTAGAACATCCGGAGTCCACTTTTCATTTTCAATCATAATCATTCCTATATGGTTCAACACATTGCATATTATATCATCTAGACAAATATGTCAAGTGATTTTTAGAACCTTTGCAAGATCAGGAGGAACATACAAGTTCGATTTCTTTACTTTTCCGTCTTCTCTGTATACAGGATTTCCATCAGCACCAAGCTTTGTCATGTTGCTCCTGTGAACCTCCTCAAAACAAGAGTCAAAATCTATACCAAAAGATGCAGCCGCGCCCAGAGTAACATAAACAATATCCACCAGCGCGTCAGCGACTTCTACAATATCTTTATCTTTAATTGCATCCTTTAATTCTTCTAATTCTTCGCGAATCAACTCATAACGCAGAGCAACCACATCTTTAGATGGAAACACTGGCTTATCTGGACATTCTTGACCAAATGTTTTCATGAACTCAATCACTTTTTCATAGTTTGTCATTATTACTTTCTAACTCCTATGGAATATTTCGGGACGAGATTCCAGTTTTTCTTATCCTTGAATGCCACTATCTTTAGATGTGAAACCGGCACAATAGGATGTTCAGTTTTACTCTTGTCAACAATAGCAACCAAGCCCCAATCATCTAGAAGATTTGCAATCGTATTGGTTCTGGCTCTATCATTTTCTGTATAATCGGTGTGTGTCTTTCCATCAAGCAGGAACATCTGTTTGAAATGCATAATAGCATAACGACCCTGTTTATGTAAGATGTGGCACGATTGCCATAAAGTATTGTCCTTCTTGGACGCAACACCGATCCTTGTCAGAGTCTCTTTGACGAGAAGAAAATTATCTGCATTTGTTAGAACAATTTCAATACCACCACAAAAAATATCTTCGGTCATTATTAGACTCCACCAGTATCCGTTTTTTGTTTTATTTCGTCGATCTGAGCCTTGGTGAGATATTTGATTGTATCTTCTGCTCGGCGCAAACTATAACCAAAATAGTCGGCTATCATCTGCACATCGGTATTTATATTTTTCTTGGATTGCTTGGTGAAACGCTTTTTCTTGGATACGGAGTTTAGAAGATAGTCAAACTGCATCTGATTTGAAAGAAATGAATATTTGTTCATCTCGTTACAATACATGATGGTGTCTGGAAAATAGCTAAGAGTCTTATTTGTGATCCAAGGCAGATATTCCTTGGCTTCAAGTTCTGGATTTGCTGATTCTCTGATGATATCCTTTTTGCTGGCGGATATTGCGTTCACATAATCAAAAGGACCACTCATAGAAAACGACAATCCCTCATAAGTTCAAGCATACAGGCGGCTAGATTGATTTCTGGATTAGCCACGAATGAATGTTGATACTGATACTTAGCCAGCGTAAGAACCAGGTCTGGAATGGTGTTTCGGTCCATAAGATCATATGCCTGATCATATAATGTCTTGAATAGAACATCAATGTCAATATCAGAGTTTTCGGCAATCCACTTACGAACACTTTGCCAGTCCTTGTCCTTCAGATATGAAACCAGAGTCTTGTATGATTCTGAAGAAAAGTTGACAAGCACACCCACATCAATAGAGCCGGTCACAGAATATCGCTGTAGTTCATTGAGAACTCGGCGCCAATCGGGATAATGTTTCATAATGACTTGAGCAACAACCTGCTTGTCATACTTGATATTCTCGGTTTCAAGAATATGGCAGGCTCGCTTTAGAAACTGTCCAGCAAGACCTGCCAGATCGGACTTGCGAATCTTGAAGTCAACTACAGAACAGCGAGAATGTAGAGGTTCAATAATCCTATTAGGAAAGTTGCAGGTCAGTATAAACCCACAGTTAGCCGAATACTCTTCCATGAAGTTGCGTAGGGCAGGCTGTGTGGAGTTTGCGTTTAGATAATCAGCCTCATCTAGGATTACATATTTGCGACCACCAGAAAAACTGACAGCCGAGGCATAGTTCTTGATTTCATTGCGGAGAGTATCGATATTGCCATTCATCGATCCGTTGATGACGATGTAATCGCAACCCAGTTCTTCAAGCATTGCTTTGGCTACAGTTGTCTTGCCACAACCAGCAGAACCGGACAGTAGAAGATTAGGAACATTCTTCTGATTCACAAACTCCTGAAATGTTTTCTTGAGTGAAGCAGGAAGAACACAATCTTCAATACGCTTGGGTCGATATGTTTCCACCCAGAGATAGTTGTCATTCATAATATTTCTCCATCATAAAAATGCCATTCGCGAGAGGGGATGTCACACCGTTCTCCAATGGCACTGTTGACACAGCATTCACGATCAGTTGAACTTAGAAGTTGCCTCCGTAGCAATGTAGTATACGATATTATCTCCAGTAAACCTAGAAATGTTCTTTGATGACACCTCCACCTTATAGGTGGCAGAGGTCAACTTGGCAAGATATTCTGGCTTGAATACAGCCTTGAAGGTGTATTCTGTCTCACCAATCTGGACATTGAACTCGTCAGACCCAGCATCCTTGATGTTGACAGAACGAAGATACAACTTGCCGCCTTCTCCAACAATCGCGATGTCGGGAAGACCAAGAACACTTGTCGCCTTCACGATTGAAGTGAGTGCCTCTGGAGTCAGATCGAAGGAAACCTCCGGTGAAGGAAAGGTGATGTCATTTGATGGAGCAATGACAATCATCTTTTCATCACAGTAGCGATACACAACCTTCTGTTTGTCCTCCGAGATAACAACAGAGGTATCTGTGAACTCAAGATCAGGACTCTTGAATAGAGACAGAGTAGACAGGAATCGACCAAGATCATAGATACAGAATGACTTGTCAAAAGTATCGGCGACCGTGGCACGAGAAAGAACTGTCTTTAGAGGCGACATTGTTGCAATAGTATTGCCATTACTAATCTTGATGCTCTGATTGATTGACGAATAGTTCTTCAGAACAGCAAGGGTATTTTCACTCAACTTCATATTCATTCTCCATATTATACATGTTCAAGATATTCAATATACATTACTTTGTGGGTATTGTCAACCTATATGTTACTTCCAAAGAGAATATCGTAACATATAGGTTGCAAAGATGTTTATGCCTTCTTCCCCAACTTTCCAGGATCAGCCGTTGCACTAACGCCAATGCTGGCAATGTCGGCAAGAGAACCGGAAAAAGTATAGGTCCCAGTATGGGCCAACTTAATCCAAGGACACAGCCATACCTTCAGACCAATCTTTCTGGCGCGTTGGCAGAAGAAATAATCTTCTGATAGATATCTCTTAGAATACTTATGACCAAATGCAGAATTTTCAGTATCATCGACAAAATCAATAATATCATCTGGAGTTGCCTTAGGATTGTTCTTTAGGAACTCTCTCATCTCAGTACGAATGTGAGTGTGCTTATTATCAATAGCAGCATCAAATGCCATACAGATTTCACGAGAACCATCAAATGCGGCTGTGCGAACATGATCAGGCTTATACATCAGTTCTGGATGTCCTGCGACAAAAGTTTCGAGTGCCTTACGACTAATCATCATAAAGCCTGTGCCAGACTCTAGAACCTCTTCTGGTTGGTCTAGACGAATCGATGCCTTGCCACCTGCTGGATTGAAAACATAATCACCAACAAACTTTTCTAGAACATTTGGATCCTGATCGGCTACACCCATGTCACAAGCCTGCTTGATCTTTTCCCACGAAATGCACTTCTTGGGGTATGGAGCAGCCAGAACATCATATTCGGATTCATCCGTCATAAGTGCAAGCATACCAATAACATCATTTGCATCAAACGAAATGTCAGAGTCAATGAATAGCAGATGGCTACAGTCCGAACGAAGGAACTCATCACAAATATAAGCACGGGCACGAGTGATAAGGCTTTCATTGAAAAGATAGTAGAACCGAATATTGATGCCATAATGGGCACCTAGTGCGGTTAGATCATTTGATGACTTAGTGAAGTTCCCAAAACATTGGCCCGCATACATGGGGACTCCGCAGAATATAGACTTCTTCCGAAGTTCCTCGATTGAAACACTAATTTCCATATTTATTTATTCTCCATTTTTGCAAAATTGCCATTATGATCTCTTGCGATCAATCTTCCTTATTATGTTCTAAATCGTGGATAAAGAGGGTGATGATACCATAATGAACGACTTTCATTAGGTCCTTACGCCAATCTTCAGGAGTTCCCTTTTGACCGTATCTACCTGAATACTTGTCAACATTACCTAGACAGAAGTGCAATCCTCTGCCACGATCAATAGCGATTTCTGTTGATTGGATCTTGCCTTTGGAATAATGTTCGCCGTATGTGCCGTCGATATATTCGGCAATCTCTTGAAGAATCTTATCTTCGTTGTATTTATAGTTGATTTTTTTGCGATTTGTGGATTTTACATCTACCATCAGATTCTCAAACTCTTCATTCCTTGCGGACATATATGGATCATGCGCTACACCATTAGTCGCAGGAGGATGCACCTGAGTTTTTTCATCATATCTAAAATGATTCATCTTCTCCTCCCTATCATCATTTTCCTCATAATATTTGTATGCACTCATTTCACTTCCTCTTCATCTTTTTCTTGAAATACATATCTCGCTTCAGCTTTGACAGATGATCAAACATTGTTTTGCCATTGACCACATGGTCATACTCATGCTGAAACACTCTGGCTGTCATACCCTCAAACCTAAAAGTCTGTGCTTGACCACTAGCTAAATTGTATCTAGCTTTGATCCAGATCGGTCTCTTGATCTTGACCCAATCACCAGGAAAAGACAGACACCCCTCGTCAAGTTCAACCAACTCTTCAGATTCTACAAGAATCTTTGGGTTGATGACCAGAACCGGCTGTTCAGCCGCCATCACAAAAATCTGAAGAGGAATACCAACCTGATTCGCAGATAGACCCATACCACTATTTTCATACATGGTACGAACCATATCATCAGCAAGTTCTCTAAGGTCTACCTGTGGATTAAGAAAGTTATACTTCTCACAAGTCTGTTTTAGGATTGGATCATTGCTATCAACCAACTTCATTATGAATAATTCCTCTAATTAGATATACGACTGAAATCCTTGTGTTTCTCAAACTTTATCACATTACTAAACTTATCCATCAGATTTTCTCTATGTGAAATGATGAACACATTTGTATCAGCACAGATTGTTCGGATGATTGTATCTAGTTGTTCCATACCAGTACCGTCCATCGCACCATCCATAATCTCATCCATGACCAAGAGGTTTGAATTTGCGCTGTTTCTCATCTTAGCGATGGCTCTCCAAGCAAACAAAATGGAAAGATCAACTCGCTTTTTCTCGCCTTCTGAGAATGATTCGTAGGAGAAAGTGTCTCGGAACCTTGATTTGATAGTCTCGTTGAAGTTCTCATCCAACTCAAAACTGATCGGTAGTTCCATGATAGCTAGATATCTATTGATCAGTTTATTGATGACAGGAACATACTGCTTGATGATCTTTGCTTTGATGCCACCATCCTTCAACAGAACAGCAGCGACATCCAAAACTCCCTTGTCTTTGAATAGTTCTTCTCTGAACTTTTCCTTCTCAATATATTCTTTCTTGAGAGATTCGATGACATTTGTTTCATTGGTATCTTCAACATTCTTGACCTTGAGGTCTTCAATTTCTTTCGTTGTATCCTTTATATATGTATATCCGCTAGAGATATGACCATTATACTCAGAAATCTTTCGTTGTATCGCTGCAATATCCAACACAATAGCACCGATTTCTATAGACCTCTTATCAATATCTACAAACTGTGCCTCTAGAGTTTTCAGTCCCTCTTCCGTTTCGCGAAGAGACTTGCGCTTGCCTTCAATCGTCTCGTCCTTGAATGTGTGTTCAATGCCTTGCTTGCAAGTAGGACAGTTATCATTGTCATGATAGAAAGCAATCTCAGCATTTATCTTTTTGATCTTTTCTCTTAGGCTCTTGATGAGAGAAGCTGCTGTCTCTCGCTTCTTATTATTTGATTCCTGATCGGAAATAGAATCGCGAAGAGCAATCTCCTCTGTCGTCTTTCCTTGAATGAGAGACTCATAATCATTGATCTTTTCTTGTGCAGCAAAAATCTTGTTTTGCAGATCGTCGATTTGTTGATCATTATTCTTCTGAAGTTTCTTGATTAGATTTCGGTGTAGAGTAATCTTTTCCTTGATCAAATCGATCTGGTATTTTACTTCTTGAATGTCGTTCTTGTTCTGTGAAATACGATCTTTCAGAAGAATATTCATTCTGGAGAAAATCTGAATATCAAGAAGGTCCTCAATAATCTCTCTGCGCTGACCTGTTGGTAGTTGCATAAAAGGAACAAAGGTCGAAGAACCCAGAATGATAATCTGACAGAAACTCTTGTGGTTCAGTTTCAGAATGGTTTTTTCTAGAACATCCTGATAGTCTCTAGCCGCAGCATCTTGATTTAGAAGAGTTCCGTCTTGCCAAATCTCAAACACATTTGGCTTCATGCCACGCTTGATGAGATATTCTTTGGTTCCAATCTGGAACTCAACCTCAACCATGAGGTTCTTCTGATTTATGGAGTTCAGAAGTTGAGGTCGATTGATTTTTCGGAATGGCTTTCCAAACAGAACATAAGAGAGTGCATCTAGAAATGTTGACTTACCTGAGCCATTCTGACCAATGATCAGAGTCGTAGGAGAATTATCCAGTTCAATCTCTGTAAATGTGTTGCCGGTACTAAGGAGATTTTTCCAACGAAGTTTTCTAAAGAACAGCATTACTTACCATCATCCAACAAGTTTCCCATAGCATGTTCATATCCAACTTCGTATGCAGCCTTGAGCCAGTTTATTATGTGTTCAGCATCAATACCATCCATTTTGTAGGTATAAAGATCATCGTAAAATCTTTCGCCACGAAGACTATACAATTCAATTTCGTTGAACCATTCTGCAAAAGTCATATAATTATCCTATATCAAGGGCGGAACTGTACAGTGATTTGAACAAATTGTCAAGTCTTTTCTTGTCAACATCTGTTGCCATATTATCTATGGAGTTATGTAGAATAGTCAAGGTATCATCCACATTTTCTAGAATATCTTCGTCATCAACCAAATCTAGATTCAAGTTATCATCAACCACCTGAACTTGAATAGGATTTTCCTTTTCGATCTTATCAACAAATAGATCAAACCAATAAGGATTTGTCTTGTTGATGACAATCACCTTGACGTAAGAATCCTTCAGATACGAGAAATCGAAAGACTTCAGTTGATCCGAATCTTTCCACTTATTATCGTCATACTTGACCTTATGAAACAGTTTATACGGATTCTCAATAAATGTCAACTCTTTTGTTTCAAGATCAAGCACATGAAACCCCTTTGGATCATTATAATCGCTCCATGACATTTCATATGGACATCCAAGATATGTGATGTTGCGAGAAGTTGATCGGTGGTGGAAATGTCCAGACAGAACAAGATGAAACTTTGAAAATACATTTGCTTCCATACCACCGTGATGTGGCTGTCCTCTGTGCATCTCAAATCCATCCAGTTCTAGGTGTCCTAGAAGAATATCAGCATTTGACTTCTCAATAATGTCCAGAGCCTGCTCTCTGTTATCATCACAGATCCATGGCATCATAACTATTTTATGACCACGAATATCTATTTCTGTAGGAGAAGAATATACTCCAATATCATATTCACCTAGAAGTAGATCCGGTGAGTTTACTTCATTTGTATTTTTATATGAGGTGCAATGATTGCCCACAATTAAATGCAGATTTATATTGTTCTCCCGGATAGGATCAAACCAATATTCACGACAACGCTTCAATGAAACAAAGTTGATAAACTTTCTTCTATCAAAAGTATCGCCCAAATCCACTACAGTATCTATATCGTTTTCTTTCAAATAAGGAAAAAATACATTCTCATAAAATCTTTGAAAGTGATTGTGCATAACATCTGCATCACCACGCGATCCAAAATGTTGATCCGTAATCAGAGCAACTTTAGTCACTTACGGCCCTCATACTTGGCGATAGTAGCATCACAAAAATCTCGGACATTCCTTAGAGTCTGAATATAGTTGAACCGCACATCAGAGCGGTTGGTCTTATCCAGAGCGTTGTCTGCCATCTGCTTGATGACAACGGGCACACTTTCAAATCTACTCATCATTCTCATCCTCTATAAAGTTTTCCAAGGCTCTCTTTTCAGCCAGTTTTTCTTCTTTCTTTCGCTTTGTCTTTTCAATGTTTTCTTCGTAGGTCTTGATGAACTCTTGTGTATTCTCATGATAGGTTGTGGTGATTATCGTGTCACCACCATCAAGACTATGAACAAAGTTTGTTCCGTTGATGACCATATGTTCCAGACCCTTATACTTCACATATTGCTGCTTCTTCTCTTTGTTTATTCTAGCCACAAAGGCATTCCACGCAATCTGTGTGAAGTATGCAAAGGGATTGGTTGATTTCTCGGGATTGAAACTCTTGATGTAATGAATACAGTTTTCGATGGCATCACCAATCATTTCATCCTTATATGAATAACTGGCAAAGTTAGGTCTGTTGGCTAACTTCATGGAAATCTTATAGAAACACTCACCAAGATAGTTCGGAATAATAGGACATTCATCATCCGTTTCTGATGCTTCTCGGCACAGGTCGATGTAATCCTTCATCTCGGCATAAAATCGCTTGTTGTCAATATAATGTGCGGATACTCTTTTTTTATTCATGTATGATCCTCGTCATAGTATATCTTCTATCCATATCATATGGAACAAAATATGTCAACCGTTGATTTTGTTGTGTATTATGCCATTTTATGGCTTGCCATACTTCCGGATGTGTGTATACTCGGAATATCGCTGCATGATTGGATCTATTGGAGATTCAGTTGAGTTTCTTCTTATCCTTACTTAGAAACTCAGAAAACATCTCCGACAGAATATCTGAGTTGAACGAAGAATCTTCCATATCTTCGTATTGCTTCTGATAAGCCTTCACTACCGACCTTTGAAACTCCTCATAAGCCGGATAATATTTGTTCCAAGCAGATTCATAATATTGTTCCACCACTTCTCTTGGTCTGGTAAGTGTCAGAACATGTGACATATCAAATACCACCATGCATGTATCAGAAAGAGGATCATAAGGACTATAAACATAATATCCCTTTGGATCATCATTTTCCAGACCATATGATTTATCAATAGACATAGGTGCATAAAGAGCAACTTCATTGTCGTTGCTATCTATAACAAATCCTACTACTCGGTCATTGTTTACGAGTCTGATGATTGCTATGTCCATTTTTATACCTTTACATTATATATCTTGAATGAAAACTTCTCTGACTTGTAAATTTTACACCTCTCCAAAAAGTGTACCAGGGTGAAGTTCTTTTTAGATTTATATTCCAAACTGTCTACGATATCGTATAGTATAGCTTCTTCTTTAGATTCGTGTAGTCTAAGCATTCTACCTATTGACTGAAGCACCTTGATCTTAGATTTACTTGGGCTGGCTGCAATCATATGGTGTAATTTCTTGATATTTATGCCCGTTGAGGTTGTGCCTAGTCAAAAGTGACCCGATAAGAATCGAGTCACATACCTCCATTTCTACCTTAGTTGGTTTCATCTTTAATCCTTTTCTTACAATTATCAAAATGCCACCTATCAATTTTCTTTTTTGAAATGTTGTCTCCAAAAAGTTTCTTGGCTTCATCAGATAATTCTTTCCACCATCTTTTTTGTGCTGTAGAAAGAAGATTTCGAGTGATGTCATCAGATGGAACCATATTATTTAATGGTCTAGTAAATGGTTTTATGGTATACGCCATTGCCAATAATTTATGGGCTTCTATGTGAGAAGCATACGGCAATCTAACTATATTAATGAAACTTTTAATATAGTTAGGAAACATACTTCTTGGTAATATATGGTGGTTTTCACAATATATTTCATTTATTTCTTCAGTCTTATTAGATATACAATAATCTATATATTCAATTAACTTGTCTAAAGAATCTGGGGTTCCCAACACACTATAAAAAATTTCAATAAAATCCATATAAATATATTCTTATGACTACTGGTATATTTATATATTTATATTTTCACATATCCATATATCTGAAATATCGTCGTCACATGTAATATTTTCTACTAATTTAACAGAACCATCAGATAATAATACCTTTGTTCCTGACGGGAATGTTTTACTCACATCATTGAAATGTAAAGTTATATTATAATGTATATCTTCAATAGCTTTCCTGATTTCCTCGCGAGTTGTAGCAGAAACATCACCGTCAATATAGAGTACATTATGGTCAGTAGAAGAACTAATAGCGTTGAAAATAGATTGACCATGATCTTTCATTCTGAAGAATACGAGTTTGTTTCCCTTGAGAGACAGAGTTAGATTCTTGATGAAGTTTGTTCTGCCCTCGTGTGTGGTCAGAAAATCCACTTCTTCCTGATAAGTCTTTTCTTTTTTGGTGATAGGATCGATCTTATGAAAATCTTTGCAGACCTCTTCTGGATATCTAAGAACGATGCACTTGATCTTTAGTCTAGTGGCTTCACCTCTGTCCATCATCTCTGATGTTGTGGTTGTTGTGTATTTAGCCCCAAATAATCCTTCAATCGTGGCTTCATTCAAAGGATGACCGTCCAAGGTTCCTGTCATACCAAATCGATATTTGGTGTTTCTCATCTGACTGAGAATCTTGACCAAAGAAGCCGCTTTGGCACCATGGGCCTCATCACCAATAACCACCTCAAACTGATTATACCAATCAGCCGGCATACCTTTCCTGCCGTTTTCCAAACTCTGCCATGTCGTTATGACTGTATCACAATCAATGTTGTTTGATTTAGACAAACCATCCAGAGAAGTGTGAAATGTTCCTTTGTATCCGTATGATTCAAAGTCCGACTTCAACTGAGACACAAGACCTATCGTAGGCACAATGATCAAAGTCTTTTTGTCATACCACTGTTGTATCATATAGGCAATCAAGGATTTGCCGGACGATGTTGGTGACAGAAGTGTTCTTCTCTTGCTTCTGAGACACTTTATGACAGCATCAACCTGATATTGTCTTGGCTCAAATGGAAGATTTAGAGTGGAAATAAAGTCAATGACTTCTTTCTCTGACACATTTTCATATAGGAACTCATCGTCAAACGAAAATGTGTAATCTCTTTCATCACAGAACTTCTTGATTCTGTGTGCCAGACCTTTATAGACAGTTCTTGTTCCTCTTTGGACGAGACAGATATTTCCGTCCCACACACGCGCACGATAACGAGGATGGAATTTATAGTTTTCCGCCTTATAGGTTAGATGTTCTGCTAGTTCCATCAAGGTGCCAGCATCACATTCCACCCTGGCATGGACTTCATTCAAATGCTTGAGATGTATCCTACTCATAGACCGTTCATTAGCCTTGCAAAATCCAGAGCATTTTTTATGACGTATCCACGGTTAGCCAGAGTTTTTAGAATGGAATCCAATGTGCTTACCTTTTCTCTTTGCAGACCAATCTTCAGAGACAACTTCTGGATGTCCTTGTCAGCATCAATATGCATAGGAATATCCGCTTTCAGAATCATCTTTGGATTTGGCTCCCAACCATTATCGCGCATGGAGTCCATATCCAATGTGCCGGCAAAATATTCTG